CCATGTTCCGCAGCGTGGACACCGCTACCTACATCTATGCCTACACGGTCGTGCAGAAGTTCAAGCTGACCTTCCAGGCCGACGGCAAGATGCTGGAGTCGGAAGCCGACCTGATGAGCCAGTTCGGCACCAAGATGGGCTCCCCTCCCACGCCGACGTACACCTCGTTGCAGCCCTTCGCCGGCTACACCGCTGTCGTGCAGCTGGGTGGCGTGACGAGTAACGACGTCACCGAAGTCACCCTGGAGTTTGACCAGAAGATTCGCCTCTTCCACAGCTGCAACGGCCTCGCCACCTTCGACAAGGCCTACTTCGGCGACCGCTCCTGCAAGGTCAGCTTCCAGGCGCGCTTCGACAACGACACGCTCTTCAACAAGTGGTTCCTGGGCCACGGCACCGGCACCGACATCGACCACATCAACATCCAGTTCAACGGGCCGCTGATTGCCTCCACCTACAAGCAGAGTCTGACGGTGGACATCCCGCAAATCGGCTACGACGCGATGGAGCACGAACTCTCGAAAGAGAACGTCGAGATGAAGGTGACCGCCACCGGCATCCCCGGCACCGCGCTCAACTCGCTCTTCACGGCCACCGTGCAGAACACCATCGCCTCCTACGCAAGCTAACCAAACACGGGCCTGCTCCAGCGCGCTGGGGTGGGCCTCTTTGTGTATTGAAGGACAAAGCAACCGTGAGTACGTCCGCCGACAACCTGCTCAAGCTCGTGGAGAGCAATGACACCGAGGAGCAGGCGCCCTTCTTCTTTGACGACTTCTTTGTCGAGGCGGACGACCCCGGCGTTGAGGTCACCGTCCAGATGCGGGGCCGGAACATTCCGCTGCGCATTGCGCGTGGCCTGACGCTGCGCGACATGGCCGAGTCGGAGTCAGCCGCCATCACGAGCCACATCGACGCCCAGGGCCGCCAGGTCATTGACAGCCTCGACAGCACCAAGGCGGCGGTCGAACTCCTCTTCCGCGCCATCAAGAGTTGGCCCTTCACCTTCCGCGACGGCAGACCCGTGCCGGTGACGCGCGAGCACATCGAGCAGATGCTGGGTGAGGGCGCCATGAGCCTCGCCACGCGCATCAAGGCCAGTGTTGAGGCCAAGGAAGAGGCGCTCGCCCCTTTCGCCTAAGCCTCCAGCGGGCACTGCGCGAGAGTGAGCAAACCTCCTCCACCCCCAAGCGCCAGTCGGTCGCCCCCGGCTCCTTCGCGTTCCGGCTCGCGTGCTACGAGCGCTACCACTGGACGCCGGAGACGGTACGCGCCCTCCCCTACAGCGAGGCTCTCCTGCTCGCCTGCTACTTCGAGGAGACCTCCTACCACGAGGCCAAGCAGGCATTCAAGTACGCCCAACAAGCGAAGCGACACGACAGCGGCAGCCCTGGCGAGTGGGACACGGTCGAGGACGTGGGCGCCGACGACGAAGACTTTGACTTCACCGACACCGACACCGAGTAAGGACACACCACGATGGGCGCGCTAGAAGTCGTCGTCTCCCTCATCGCCCGCGACCTGTCGTCCGCCGGCTTCGGCTCCTTCACCAACTCCATCCGTGGTGCGGGCCAGCTGTTGCGCTCGTTGGGCGACGACTCGGGCTTCACCGGGGCGCAGATTGCCACCCTCGGCGGGGCGCTGGCAGCCGGCGGCGTGGGGCTGGCGGTCTTCGGCGGCGCGCTCTCCTACACGATGCAGCAGGCCGGCGACCTGGAGATGGCGGTCACCCGCCTCGGGTTGGCCTCGCAGTCAAACGCGCGCGACTTCGGCGTCCTGCAGCAGGCCGTCGTGGACCTCGCGACCCACTCGCTCTACTCCACGACTGAGGCGGCCGGCGCCTTCGAGCACCTCTCGGAGATGGGCTTCACGACCCAGCAGGTGATGTACGGCTTCGCCCCGGCAGCCGCTGCCCTGATGGACGGCAGCTTTCACTCCGCCGAAGCCCTCAACGGCCTCGGTCGCCAGGCGATGGCAGTCGGCGAAGCGATGCAGGTGAACGCGGTCGACGGCGCCCAGCTGCTCGGCTCCGCCCTCAACACCTTCAAGAACGAGGGCATGAGCGCCAAGCAAGCGGCCAACGACCTCGTCGGCGCCTTCTACAACGGCATCCCTTCGGCCTCGGACCTCGGCAACGCCATCCAGATGGCCGGCGGCATGGCTTCGTCGTCCGGCGTCAAGTTCAAGGACTTCGTCACCACGCTCGCGCTCCTCTCCCAGGCCGGCATGAGTGGCTCTGCGGCGGGCGCCAGCCTCCGCTACATGCTCCAGTCGTTGGACGCGCCTACTGCCAAGCAGGCCAAGGCCTACGCCGACCTCGGCATCACCACCGTGGCCACTGGCTCCAAGATGGACCAGTTCACGGCGCAACTCATCGCGAACGGCGGCGCCACCAGCCAGCAGATTCAGTTGTGGGACGGCAGCGTCACCGGCTTGCAGAAGATGTACGCGGCGGCACAGGGCGTCGGCATGATTCCGCTGGACGAGTCTTTCAATCAGTGGGCGCTGGGTGCCGGCCTGATGAAGAGCAAGCTGTTCGACGCGCAGGGCGGCTTCGTCGGCATGAAGGGCGCGGTCGAAATCCTCGACAAGGCGATGGCCGACAAGAGCCTCACCATGCAGCAGAAGATGGACATCATCTCGAACCTCTTCAATGTGCGCAGCGGTCGCGCGGCCCAAATCCTCACCAACCTCAATCAGTTTGACGGCCAGTACCAGGGCATCTGGAACCGCATCGGCAACACGGACGCCCTCGGCAACGCCAACAAAATCATGGGCACCCTGCAGGGCAGCATCCACGTCCTGCAGACGACCTTCTCTAGCTTCGCTGCCAGCATCGGCCAGCAGCTGATTCCGGTCTTCACCGGCCTGGCGCAGTGGGCCAACATGCTGGTCGGCGCCATCAACAACATCCCCGGCCCCGTCAAGCTGGCCGTCGCGGTCTTCCTCCTGGTCGGCACGGTGCTCTCCGGGTTGGTCATCGCTGCCACCGCTGCCATCATCGCCTTCGCCATCATGGGCACGGTCTTCGGCACAGCCTTCGGCCTCATCCTCGTGGGCATCGTCGCTGTCTCGGCCGTCGTCGCCGGCGTCATCGTGGTCATCACCCACTGGAGCCAGGTGACCCAAGCCCTCGGCGGCGTGCTCCGGCAGGTCGGCAGCTTCCTCGGTCCCTTGGGCGGCCTCCTCCAGGCGCTCGGGCAGTCGCTGCAGGCGGTCGGCACCACCATCATGGGCCAGCTGCGCTCTGCCTGGCAGACCCTGCAGTCCCAACTCCAGTCGCTGGCCCCCCTGCTGCCCCAGCTACGCCAGCTGTGGGACGCCATCCGGCCGGTGCTCATCGTGCTCGGCGCCATCATCGTCGGGGTGGTCGTGGTCGCACTCATCCTGCTGGTCAACGCCATCCGCATCGCGCTCCTGGCCATTGGCCCCCTGCTTGGTGGCGTCATCGGTATACTCGCGGGCGTCGCACAGGCCGTGATGGGCTTTGTCCAGCTCATCGTCGGCGTCTTCATGGTCTTCGTCGGGCTCGTCAAGGGCATCTTCACGGGCGACTGGACCACCCTCCTGCAGGGGCTGGGGATGCTCCGCAACGGCGCCATCAACCTCGTTAGCGGGCTCGCCTCAGCCATCGCCTCCCTCTTCCGGGGCATGGCGGGAGCGATTGCGGCCGTCATCGGGGGCCTCATCGGCACCCTCCTGGGCCTCTTCGGGCGCCTGGCGGGTGGGGTGGGGGCCAGCGTCGGCCAACTCATCAGCAACGTCGGCAGCCTCTTCGCCTCGCTGCCTGGGCGCATCCTCGGCGCGCTCAACCCCATGCCTGGTATGGCAGCCGGTCCCTTCAATGCGATGGGCGGCACCATCCGGGGCATCCTCGGCAATATAGCCGGCACCATGTTCGCTAGCGGCCAGCACCTGGTGCAGAACCTCATCAATGGCATCATGTCGATGATTGGCGGGGTGGCGAACGCCGTCGGCAACATCGCCGGCACCATCGGCAGGTTCCTTGGGCACTCGGTCCCCTCCGAAGGGCCACTGGCAGACGAACTCTCGTGGATGCCCCACATGATGTCAAACCTCACCACCGGCATCGAGCGCGGGGTGCCCGGGGTCAAGTCGGCGACCAACAAGGTGGCAGCGGCGCTCGTCCCCAACGCCAGCGGCCTCGCCTTCTCCGGCAGCGCAGCGGCCCAGCTGGCGGCGGCGTCGGCAGCGTCGGGCTACGGCAACGGCAGCCAGACCATCAACCTCAACGTCGACGGCAAGCTCGTGGGCCAAGTCGTCCTCGACCGCGCCACTGGCACCCTCAAGCAAAACGGCATGAGCCGCGTCTTCCGCTAGGAGCACCGCATGTCTTCCCTCACCTTCCTCTTGGCGGGCCAGGACATCACCAGCGCGGTGGACGAGTTCACGGTCGACATCGAGAGCAACCTCGGCCAGGGGGCGGGTGTCCCCACCGGGCAAAGTGGCAGGGCGACCACCGCCAAGTTTGACACCAGCCTCGGGCCGGTCGCTACCGCGCTCGGGGCCGGTCAGGCGCTGCCGCACGGCCCGCTCATCAACCGCTATTCGCCCGACGTGTCGAAGGCGGTCGCGAGCACGCTCTCTCCCATCAACAGCCCCGTGTCGGTGACGCAGGACGTGAGCGTGCCCTGGAATGGCTTCGCCTCCACCAAGGTGGTCTGCGACGCCCTCCACTCGGGCGAGGGCGTCTGCGCCTTCCTCCCTGTCGCGGCCTACAGCCCCGGCGAGACGGTCACCTTCTCCGTCTACCTCTGGGGGTCGGCGCGCGTCTACACCTTCTGTTACTCGGATGTCACTGGGCAAATAGGCCCCTCCCCCAGCCCCACCCTGACCGGGGCCTGGACGCGCTACAGCGTCACCTGCACGCTCCCCAACCCGCTGCCCGCCGGCAACATCGGCCTACGCATCTACTCCTACCTGCAGGCAGCGCAGACCTTCTGGGTCGGGGGCATTCAGGTGGAGTCGGGCAGCACAGCCACGCCGTGGGTCGTCGGCGGCACATACGTCCCTGGCCCACTGCAGCTGGTGCGCCAGGGCGAACTCATCGTCAAGGACACCGCCAGCGGCACCAACATCTTCGGCGGCTACGTCACCAAGCTGACCGACCTTACCGACAAGGTGCAGAACTATAGCACCGTCGAGTGCGTGGACTACTGGAATGACCTCGACCGCATCATCGTCAACGAGGTGTATACCAGCGCCACCGACACCTTCATCATCAGCGACCTCTTGAGCACGTACGCTCCCAGCATTGACACCAGCCTCTTGGTGATGGGCCAGAACTTTTTCTTTAACAAGAAGATTTTCCGCAGCAAGACGCTGATGAAGGCGCTGCAGGAAATTACCGACACCACTGGCTTCGCCATCTGGATTGACCCCTACAAGCGGCTGCACTACCTCAGCCTCTCCTCCGCCCAGACCGCCCCCTTCTCGCTGTCTGACGTCCCCAACGGCTCAACGTCCTTCGGGCACCTCGTCATCAACCGCGTGGTCTTTACCGGCGGCAAGAAGCCCACGCCCGACTTCACGCAGGACATCAGCCCGCAGGCCAACGGCAACAACACCACCTTCGTCTTAGCCTACAACCCGCACGACACCTCGGACGGCAAAATCCACGTCCTGGTCAACGGAGGAGAGAAGGTCGTCGGCCACGCCAACGGCTCCAGCGCTGCCAACACCCTCAAGAGCCAGGGCGGACTGGCGGACGTCCTCGTCAACGTCGACACCGGCACCCTGCAGTTTGACGTCGCTCCCGCTGCCGGCGCCGCTGTGCTCGCCAAGTACCGCTACAACGCCCCGCTGGTGATGCAGCTGACCGACATGACGTCGTTCGCCTTCTTCGGTCGCTACTTCGATGGCAGGATTGTGGACGACACCATCTTCGACCAGCAGACCGCGCTGCAGCGCTGCCGCATCCTGCTCTCAGAGCAATCCTACGGCCTCGTCAGTCTCACGGTGCAATTCAGGCAGCCGGGACTTCAGGCGGGCATGCTGCTCCCCGTAGTGAATAGTAAGCGCGGCATCAACGCCACCTTCGTGGTGCAGAGCGTCAAGACACTCCCCAAGGGCGCCGGCAAAATCTGGTACGAGGCCGACCTCGGCGCGTGGAACTGGAACCTGATTGACGTCCTGGTTGCCTCCGCCCACGCCACCACCCCCACTGACCTCACGCAGGACGAGAGCACCAGCATCATCCAGGTGCAGCAGCCCGGCTTCAACCTCCAGAGCGCCTTCGCCGTCACCACCAGCGTCAGGACGAGCGGCCAGTTCTACGCCCGCAGCGCTCCCGTGGGGGACGGCCACGACGGCTACCCCGGGTTTATGACCATTACGAGCTAAGGACGACAGACTGTGCAACTCCCCCTCCGTGACACCATGCGCGACGAGTCCGCCCTCAAGTCCGCCTGCCTCTGGACCATTAAGGAGCGGGATGCAGACACCGGCCTCTTCATCCCCCGCAAGCGCGGCAAGAACCTGCAGACGAGTGCCGGACTGACGGCCTACGCCGGGGCCTTCGGCGGTTCCTATACCGCGCCGACCTGGCTGGTTCTCGACTCGTTTGCGCCGACCCTCACGTCTGCCATCGCGGCCGGGGCCACCAGTCTGACGCTCTCTGCGCAGGCCGACATGGTGGGCGACACGCAACTGGTGCTCTCGCTCGGCCTCGTCAGCCAGGAGACGGTCAGCTTCAGCCTCGTTACCAACAACGGCGACGGCACCTTCAGCTACTCGCTCTCCGCTCCCACGACCAACGCCCACGCCAGCGGTGACCGGTGCGCCCGCCAGGTGCTCGCCAGCGACACGATGGCCAACGTGCAGTCTGAAATCCAGATTGACGCGGTTGCCTTGCCAGGCCAGCGCGCGGCCTCGACCGGCGGGTATAGCGGCGGCACCGGCAACTTCGTGATGCAGTTCTACATCACCGGCGGCCAGGGACTCGCCTACTTCGCCAGCGTCGGACTCGCGGACAACGTCGGCATCGGCCTCGGCAACCTCCACAACCACCTCATCCTCGGCTACAACCACACCGCCGGCAACGACGTCGAGGTGGACGTCAGCCTCACGCTCATCAACGCATAAGGAATCGCCCCTATGGCGCTCACGCTGCGCACCAACGGCTCGTCTGGCGTCAACCTCGTCACCGCGTCGTGGTGGAACGACTACTACAACCTCTTCACCGGCGCGATGCAGGACCAGCTGGTCACCATCAAGCAGAGCCTCGACCTCAAAGCCATCGGCGCCGCTCCCGCAGCCCCAGCGACCGCCGTCGTGGCAGGCACCGGACTCAGCATCGGCGCCTACTTGTACGCGGTCACCTTCACGAGTGCTGACGGCGAGACGGCCCCCTCCGCCACGACCGGCGCCACCACCACCACCGGCAACCAGAAGGTCAACCTCTCGGCCATCCCGCTCGGCCCCACCGGCACCACCGGCAGGAAGCTCTACCGCAGCAAGGTGGGCGGCGGCGCGCTCTACCTCCTGGCCACGCTCGCGGACAACACGACCACCACCTTTGCCGACACGACCGCTGACACCAGCCTGACGGTCCTCGCCAACGGCAGAAGCTCCTTCGGCGGCAGCCTGCGGCTCTACGACGGGGCGGGGGCGCTGCAGGGCACTATTTACAACGACGGCGGCGCAGACCTGAAGCAGCTGTGGATTAACAAACAGGTAGCGTTCGGTGCGACTACGACGCTCGACCTCGTCATGGGGGACAACGACACTGGCTTCGACTGGCAGGGCGACGGGTGGATGGACATCATCTCGAACGGGGTCGCGGTGGCGCACATCTTCGGCGGCATCTGGCGCTCCCAGGTCACCGACACCAGCGGAGGCCTCGGCTCCCCCCTCGCACGCATCTTCATCGGCACCACCACCCCCACGGGTGCGGTGAACGGCGACATCTGGATTAAGGCGTAGCGTCAATGGCAATCGTTGGCACCAACCCCGGCAGCTGGGCCGGCTGGGACAGCCCCGGCACGGGCTTCGGCTTCGGCTCCCAGTACACGATGCCCTCCCCCGGCGGCCTCATTACCAACCTGCACGCCTTCTTCGACACCATCGGCGGCAGCGGCGCGCAGGGCTGGCTCTGCATCTGGAGCGACGCGACCGGCGCCCTCCTCGTCAACGTCGGCATCGGCATCATCAGCAACGGCACGGCGGTGGCCGGCGGCCAACAGTGGTGGACTTCGGCGGTCACCCCCGGCGTCTTCATCCCGGGCGGCACCAGCATCTGGATTGGCGGCTACTGCAACCAGGGGACCGTCTTCTCCTCGGGTGTCGGTGGCAGTAGCCAAATCAAGAGCATGGGCACCAGCGGCCCCGGCAGCTTCTCGGGCCACATCTCCAGCGGCATCGGTACCGCAGGGGCCTACGCCGACTATACCCCCGGCAACCTGCACCTCATGCGCAGCAGCGCTTGGACGACGGGCGACAGCGGCATCATGCGCGTGGGGAGCTTCGGGTCTGGCGCTACCGGCTGGGTGATGCGCGGCGGGGTCTGGGTACAAGGAGCATAAGGAAGTATGGACAAGCAGAAACGCATCCGCAAGCAGCACCTCGAACGGGTGCGCAAGGCCGTCTGCCTGGTGGAGCACTACCAGCAGCAGGCCGACAGCTTTCAGTCCCAGTTAGCCAAGTTCCTGTATGACGAGTACGGTGTCGACCCAAGGGAGCACTGGACACTCGACGCAGAGCAAGGAGTGCTCATTCACCATGACGCGACAGAGTAGTAGCATTGATTACGAGCAAGTCAGCCGCATTGTGCGCGAAGCGGTGGAGCCTCTGTCTGCCAAGGTAGACGCGCTCGCCCTCGACCACGCCACCAAGACCGACCTCAACACCCTGCGTGGCGAGTTGTTCGCACGCCTCGACCGTACCTACACCGCCGAGATGGTGGACGCCAAGTTCGAGGCCGTTCGCAGCCAGGTTGCCACCCTACAAACGCAGCTTGAAGACGCGAGGAGCGAGGCCAAGGCAGCCAGTGACTCCATCGTCTCCAACTCAGAGCGGACCCTCACGCGCGTCGCGCTCGCCATCAGCGTTGGCTACACCCTCGTGCAGGCCCTCCCCCACCTCGTTGCCGGCTTCAAGTAAGCCCTCCGAGGACATTTCGTAACCGGTCCAGAGCAGCGGCGGTTCCCCTGCCACCCCTCCCGTCACCGGGCGAAAAAGCGCTGGACCAGCATGGCCACGAATACACCCTCGATGATGATGCCCACCACCGACTCGACGGCAGCGGCCCATGCGGTTGGACTCCATGCACTCAACTGCTCAAACGTCGTGCGCCCATGAATGGCGGACAGGCTGACCAGGAACGAGTCCCACATCGCTTGTAAGCCAGGCTCATGCGGGAAGCTGTGGACACCCATCCGCCAATAGACAAGCATGAATATTAGCAGGACGGCGCCATACGCGGCCAGGATGCGCCACAGCCGGTAGCCATAGCCGGAGAGCAGCCACAAGAGTGCTAAGAGGAACCACCCTCCCCACTGCCTCTGCCGCCAGAACACCTCGCGCTGGAGCACCTGGGCGCGGTAGGCGAAGCGGTCGGCATGTTCGTTCAGCCCCTGGCTGCGCAGCAGGGTGGCGACCTGGCGGTTGGCCAGCACGGCGTCTTGGAAGTCTCGCAGGCGCTCGACTTTGTTCTTCGGCACCTCCAGCACGGTCACCAGCTCGGTCTCGCCGTTGGTCTCCCGCACTGTTATTCGCCCGCGGGTCTGCCACACTAGGTACTCCTCGCCCAGCCGGTCAACGTCTTCCCAGTTGAGGCGCGTGACTAGTGCGCCGTTCCAGACAATGTCAGCCAGGCGGGTGCGAGCGTCGAGCTTGGCACCAGTCAAGTAGGTGTCGGCATTCATACGCGTTCCCCTCAGGTTGGCGCCGCTCAGGGTCGCGTCGAGGAGGTTGGTGCCGTTCAGGGTTGCCCGTTGGAGCATGGCACCGCTCAGGTTCGCCCGTTGGAGCATGGCACCGCTCAGGTTCGCACCAACAAGTTCAGCACCGCTCAGGGTCGCCCAGCCGAGGTCGGCGCCGCTTAGGGCCGCATCGCGGAGGTAGGCACCACTCAGGTTCGCCGCTTCGAGGAAGGCGCCGCTCAGGTTCGCCCCGTAGAGGTGGGCGCCGCTCAGGTTGGCCCGTTCGAGGCGGGCGCCGCTCAGGTCTGCCAGCCAGAGGTAGACACCACTCAGGTTCGCCGCTTCGAGGAAGGCGCCGCTCAGGTTCGCACGGTCTCTGCCACGAGCATACTGTTCGCCCGACCAGTCGCGTTCGCGCATAATCCAAGACAACTCATCCAGAGTGCGGATGCGGACGCCCTCATACGGCGCCTTGCCCGCTGCCACATTCGCGTCGTACGCCGCCCGCAGCTCCGCCTGCCGCTCCGGCGTCGGCTCGCTGTCGTCGGGTTCTTCTTTGTCACTCACGGCGCCACTCCTCTCCACCTGGTCGGTAGCGCCAGTATAGCAGGGGTGCGCGCAGCGGTTACGAAACGCCCTCCCATCCCCCTCTCCCCTCCCCTCCCTCGTCCCAAGTAAGGAGACTGCATTGGCCATCCTCCGCATGGTTCCCAACGCCATGCACATCAAAGAGTTCTACGGCGGCTACAACGGCACCTGCGGTGAGACGGCGCTCTCGGTTGCGCTCGCCTCCGCCAATGCCACGCCCAAGACGCACGACGACCTCGTCAACTTCATGCTCACCATTACGACCGACATGCGCAACCGTGGCTGGGCTTCGGCCAACGGCGCAAGCACGCTCTGGAGCTTGGCACGCGAGGCGGTGACCGACTGGGGCGGCTCGATTGCCCAGGAAAACGACTACCAGGAGCCACTGACTTCGACCGACTGGCACGCCATCCTGAAGCAGTATGCCGGCATCAAGCCCATCGTGCTCCAGATTGCGCTCGCCTACAACCTGCGCGACACGCAAGGCAGCGGGGCCGAGGCGGGCGTCCACTACCACTTCATCACGGTGGTCGGCATCGCGGATGAGGGCTACGTCTGCGCCGACGGCGACAATGGCATGGCCGAGAGTCGCTTCGCCATCTACCCCTACGCCTCGCTGTTGGCCGCCGTCCCGTGTGGCCTGCTCATGCTCAACATCAAGGAGACCCCCACCACCATGCCCCTCCCCACCAACTGGAAAGACGCGAACGGCATCCTCACCGCCCCCAACGGCAAGACCGTGGCGAACGACTTCCGCAACCACATCCTCGCTGCCCCCGCGTGGCCAGCAGCGCTCGTGCCGGTGACCGGCGACTACGGCGTGGCCGGCGGCGACCGCCAGGACTTCGCGCTCTCGCTCAAGTGGAACGGTTCCTCGACGGGTGAACTGGCTGGCCCGGAGTTCGGTGACCAACTTGCAGCTGCGCTCGCTGCGGCGAACACGGCGAAGAGTCAGCTAGCGGCGGCCCTGAAGGCTGCGAGTGACGCCCAGGTGGCCCAGAAGGCGGCCGAGGACAAGGCGGCTGCGGCCCAGCTGGCCCAGGCGGCAGCTGAGAAGGCACTCGCGGACCTGAAGACGACAGACGCTGCGGAAGAGGCGGCTGAGGCTGCCACTCCTCCCCCACCGGCCATTGACCCGCAGACACTGGCGGACGCCAAGCTCGGCGCCGACATGCGCGCGGTCATCAAGGAGGCGCTCAGTTGAGCCTCTCGGACACGCTGCTCCTCATCAGCATCCTCGCCCCCATCCTGGCTCCATTGTCTGTCGCGCTCTACCGCTTCCTGCTGGCCAAGCTGCCGGCAGAGGCGGCGGGTGCGGTTGAGCATACGGTCGCGTTGGCGGTGACTGCGGTAGAGCAGAGCAGCCCCGGCCTCGCCGGAGACGACAAGAAGGCCAAGGCAGTGGCTCTCGTCAGTGAGATGTGCCAGCACCTTGGCCTACGTGCCAACCCGGTCGTGGTCAGCGCGCTTATTGAAGCAACCGTACACTCAATGAACGCTGAGTTGGGTCATCCGGGGAGTGCGGGTCCAGCGAACCCAATGGGCTTTGCGCCAGAACCGCGTCCGTTACCGGGAACAGAATCTCCGTCACCATCCTACGAAAGCTAGGCGTCAGCTTCTGTAACTGCGCCCGAATAAAGACGTCGTCTCGGTCGAGTTCGCGCCGCTCATGAACGACCACCGAATAGACATAGCCGTGCAACTGAAAGAGGACATCGAGTGGGAGAACCTGCTCGGTGTCCCCTTCAGTATATGCGGTGTATTGGGCAGCACAGGCGAGGGCCAGCGCGTGGGTTATGCGGACGAGACACGTGGGTGGTTTCATGGGAAGCCTCTGTTGACGTGTTGCAGTAGGAGACACACTACACTACGAACGCGCGACTGTGCGGCTGGCCCCCCCGCTCGAACCCCCAACTGGCCAGCGTTCGCCTCTGCGTTGAGGCGCATGCTCCACGTAACATAATATACCCTAGCTCATCCGTAAAAACGTGTGAGATGGACCACATCTTACGCAAAAGCACTGAGGACATTTGGACCACCCTGACGTGCGCCGCGCTGCATATAATCCCGCAGGTAGCGCTCCGTTGTACTGACGCTGGTGTGACCCATCAGCTTCGAGAGCTTGTACACATCCCCTCCTTCACTCAGGTAGGTCACCGCAAACGTGTGGCGGAAGGTGTGCGCACTGACGCGAATGCCGGTGAAGTGCTCGTCCCCCGCGCGCCGCTCCAGTCTATAGAGCAGTTGGTCGACGCCCGAGACGGCGAGTGGACGGCCCCGGCCGACGAAGACCTCCTCGTAGGGCACGCTGGGTCTCTCCCGCAGCCACCGCCGCAGACGCTTGCAGGCATCCGGCGGCAGCCCCACCTCGCGCTCCTTCTTGCCCTTCCCCTTGAGGAGGAGGTAGCAGTCAGCGGGGTTCTGCACAAAAGTACGGCCAACCGTGAGGCTACAGAGTTCCGACGCACGCAGTCCGGTGCCCAGGAGGACATCGAGGATGGCGTGGTCGCGCAGCACCAGACGCCGGTACACCTGCCGGTCGACGGCGAGATGGAGGCGGCGTACCTGGTCGCGCGAGAGCGTCTTGATGACCGTCTTCTCCACCTTGGGCAGCTTGATGCGGGCCGCCACTCCACGTGAGAGCAGCTTCTCCTCCTCGCACCAGACAAGGAAGCCCTTCACCACCTGGGTGTAGCCGTGACGCGTCTGGTCACCCACCGCAAGCCCACCGAGGTAGGCGCGCACGCGGGCAGCGGTGAGGTCGGCGACCGCACCCCCCTTCGGGCTCGCCTTGGTCCAGGCGTGGAGCTTCTGCGTGTACCAGGAGATGGTCTGGTGGGAGAGGTTGCGGGCGTAGCAGTCGGCGAGGTAGTCTGAGATGGCGTCGGCGAGGTCCATGCGAGCGCACCTTTGCTCGTACGGAGTAGGAGTGGGCATGAAGGCGGAATATTCCTGGTGTCTGTCGAACCTGGTTTTTGTAAACCGCAGGTTGTCGGTTCGAGCCCGACCGTCGGCTCCAGAAAATTTCAGGCTCTGAGGCAACCAACCTCAGAGCCTGAAATCGTTCTGACCCCCAGGCTGACCCCCACTGGCCAAAAATCACCCTCCTAATACTGCAGCGACGGTTACGAGAGCAGGGCCCATGAAATCAGGCTTGACACCAAGCGAGATGCGTCTCGCCTCAAGACGTGACAAGCCAGACAGGGTCAGGCCTCGTAACGGGCTGCCTACGATTAACCGTCGCTGCAGTACTAAGAGCCGTTCCATGGCACTCGTCGCGCTTGCTTGTATGTCTGGCAAAACGTGGCTATAGAGGTTGAGGGTGATGTTGATGCTGGAGTGGCCTAGCATCTCGCTCACGACTTTTGGATGCACTCCCGACAGAAGGAGTAGTGTGGCCGCAGTATGACGCGTATCATGAAATCGGATCATGGGCAGCCCGGCTCTCCGAAGCAACGGTTTGTAGTTATAACGAGGCCATTTCATATCTCTATGTCCTCGCATGCCTGCGCCGCAATGCGCCACGGCGAACGCCTGAGGAGTGCTGTTGGGAACAGATGTCTGCCTTACC